GGCCGTAATTGAACTTAGCCATCAGCCCACCGATTTGAGCCAGAGACAGGTTGCATCCAGATCGCGCAGATACGGCGCGAGCATGCCATCAACTGTCGAGATTAATGGTGTGAGGAATGCTGCCGTGCCATCGGACTGAGCATTCGCATACTGAACTTCCAGATCGCCGACCTTCTCGCGAACAACCGCAGACGATGACGAACCTGTATTATTCAGACTGCCGGGGTTAACTGCTTCCTCATAGGCGGCATAGAACGATGCATAGATGACCGCCTGCGGGATTACGTCAGAAGGTATCGCCGTGCCTCTCAGTGACGCACCTATGCGAGGCCAAGCCCGTTCCTGATCGAATGTGGCGATACGACCTATGAACCGGTCACCATAGACAGCGTCGATGTAAAGACTGCCACGCTGACGAAGAACGGCAAGCGACGGCGCATCATCAGGCAATGTATATCCGTTATCAGTTAGCCAAGACTGGAACTGATCGTCTGTGCCGTAGCCTGCCATGTTCGTTATTCCGCCAGTTTCGCGTCAATCAGTTCCTGAAGCTTTCCGTTCGAGATGTTTTTGGCGTACTCGATGCCAAGCTCATCCGCCTGCTTCTTCAGTTCTTCCCGTTCACCTTGACCAGGATTGGTGACTGCGGTCTTGCCTTCCCCGTCTCCAGAGATGACTTCATATCGACCGGCCCAGCCCTTCGGCTCTTCCTTCACGGTCACTTCGGTTCCGACCGGGATTTCACCCTTGGCGCCGAAGATACCCGGCTTCGTGATTTTCACACGCATGCTCTGTTCCTTCCTGAAAGAGGACGCCCGGCACTAAGGCCGGGCTGGTTCATCAGTTGACCTCGGTGCTGTAGAAAACGCCGGTCTTGCCGTTGAAATCGGCCCGGATTTCCAGACCCATCGCACCCATGATCAGGAACTGATAGTTATCCGTAGGGTTCTGACGAACATTGGCAGTCGTGTTGACGGCCATGCCGACGAGCGGGCGAATGTATTCGGCGTTCGGAACGAACCCGAAGAACTCGTTGCCCTGAAGCTCATAAGTCACCGCGATCTTGTTGATACGACGATTGGTGAGCAGATAGGACAGAAGCGTGCCGCCCTTGAACCCGGTCGATCCCGAATAGGACTTGTCCAGGTTACGCCCGATCTCCGGCGAGACGTACAGATTGATCTTGCCGGTGATCAGGTTGTCATCGAGCATCGCACCCAGCGTCTGGGTGATGAAGTTGTCGATATCATCGGAACCAGCCGTGGTCAGATCGATGTTGGCGCCACCAGCAGCCGAACCCAGATTGATCGCCTTGGAATAAGGCGACGTGCGGATGCCGTATGCGGTGTAACCCTGCACGGTAATCGTCGGATCGCCATCCAGAGCATACAGAGCCATGTCGCGGCGGATCTTGGCGGTATGCGCTTCCTGATCATCCGACAGAGCGTCGAAATTCTCGGACTGCAAGGTGTTCCATTCCCGCCATTCGCGACCGTATGCCGTCGAGAAGATCGGAACGGGCGTGCCGCGGTAGTCATAGGTGACCTTATCCAGAGGAACCGGCACCTGACCGGAAAGAGAGCGAACGACCGTACCGGCATCCGAAGACACGCGGTTCAGATGGACGAGCTTGCCGATGTTGACAGCCTTTGCGAGCGGCATCAGATCGGCCATGTAGACCTGACCTTCGTCGTTTCGCATGACGCGGCGGGTAATTCCGTCAAGTTCGAGCCACGCATCACGCGGCAGAACTGCCGACTGATTGCGCACTGCGGCAAGAGCATCTTCGGAATTGTGGAACCATTCACGGTCCGCCGAGACTTCATCCCACCAGCCGGCATGAATGCGCGAGCTGTTGAGAAGCTGGGAGGAGAAATAGCGCATCTGGTGTTACTCCCTTATGCCGCTGCCAGATGGCCTTTGGCCGCGCGTACACGCACAAGCTGGTCCGATCCGGTCGTGTTGTTGTAAGCCTCTTCAGCGATCGCGATGATGCGATCTCCAGCGGCGGTGAGAACGAAGTGGCCAGTGGCATTCGTGGTGAGTTCCGCGCCCTTGGCGACGTTGGTGCCGGTCGGTACGCGGACGTTAAAGAACTGCTCATCGAGCATTTCCATGCCGATCATGCGGTCACCGGCTGCCCACGGATCGTCCACGCCCTTGAGGACAAGGTAATTGTCCTGAGCGATGAACACCTTTTCATTGGTGGATGCGCCAGCGATGGCAAAGCCGCCGGTGCCATTCAGCACCACGGCGAGGCCCGGGAGAGTTGCAGCGGCTGCAATACCCTCCTGAACCTGTGGCGTGGCCTCAGTGAAAGGGCCAGCGAAAATCTTGTTGTAACGGGCCATGGGTTTATTCTCCTTCCGGAACCTTGAAGCCGGGCTTGTCAGCGGTCGGCTTGAACGCACCATTCAGGGCGGCGGCACGGCCGGGTTCGGCCTTGGGCGCAAGCTCCTTGAGCGCGTCGATGGAAAGCGTATTGGCCACGGCTTCGGTAAGAAGATTGGCCTTCACCACCTTGTCGACAAGATCGGCCTTCTCGGCGTCTTCCTTGGCCTTCTGGTTGGCGACCATTTCATTTTGTGCATCAACCAGAGGCTTCACAGCGTTGGCCACTGCGGCGCCGATGGTTTCGCCGATCTTGGCAAATCCGTCCGTGAGGGTTTTGACCTCATCGGAAAGCGCCTTGAACTGCTCGTCAGAGACAGACATGTCGTCTTCCTTTCGATTGGTTGAGGGAACCCGCTCGGACAGGCCAACGGCCTCCATAATCGCGGACTTCATTCGCTCCAGCACGGACGCCTTGGAGCGCCGTTCCAAAGCTCGGGCGAGGCTATCCACCGCCCAATCCATTTCGCGGTCAGCGTCCTCGATGAAAGAGTTGATGACCTCGATTTCCTGTTTCTCGCCCTTGGCGTTGACCAGCATGCCGACGCCTTGCTCAGGCGTGGCGGCGCCCTGCTCATCAAGCAGGATGGCGTCATGGTCGAATTCAAGGGCTCGAGCGATATGCTTGTAATTCACATCACCGTTGGCGGCTTCCAGGAGCGCAAGAAGCCCAGTCGACGTATGGATAGGCCCGCCATTGTCGATTGCTTCCAGAACTCGCTTGCCGCCTTCTGAGCGACTTGCCGTTTCAACGTCGATGACCTTGTCGAGAAACACACGACCATTCTCACGACGCACGTTCTCATTCCATGCCCCGATCCAGCCGAGATTGATCCCTTCCGGATCACGGGCTGAGACAAATGCACCGTTGATCATTGGATGGCCGAGCGGTGCCGGTGTGCGCTCCAGACTGGTAAAGCTCTTCTCGATCTCGTCAGCCGGATACATGATATCGTTCATGACGATATTGTCCGGTAGAGTGGCAGACGGGACGATAACCACATCTCGCCCGTTTCTCTTTTCGCGTCGGATCGCACCGGCATTAGCCAGTGATCGGATATTCACCCGAACGGTTTTCATTGGTTATTCCTCGATTGCGGGATCGTCAGGCAGCCCAGCAGCGGCGGTTAGATCGTCGTCATCATCCTCACGGTATCGCTGTGCGTCTGTGAGAGGTTCCTTGCCGACGACTTCACGCATCTCATCAGCGGTGAATACCAACTCATTGGATGAGCTCATCTTCTGGTTGGTGTCGGCCATCTTGGCCACGCGGTCGATCTTCTCGGCCATGGACGTTTCAGTCAGGTCAGCCCAGTCCAGATACCAGTCCCTTTCAGGAAGGATACGGAATCGCTCCAGACGGTTGATGAAATCCATGATGTTCGGACGTACCGTATTGGTACGGCGAGACATGTTCGTCTTGGCCCATTCGTCTGCATCTTCAGTGCTGGCCCGTTCGCCAGTCTGAGACCCGACAAGAATCTTGACCGGGATAGAGATGGATGCAGCAAATGCTTGAAGAGCGATGGCAAAGAAGTGTTCAGGGCTGGGCAGCGTGACGCCAAGTGTCTTCGCGGTCATTCCCTGCATCATCAATAGCTTATCAAAGCCGCGCTGCCAGTCTTCAACCTGGTCATTCATGCGGTCAACGAGCTCATCAACTGGCACGCCCATGACCTTCGCCATCTCGTCAAGCTTGGCTTCAGCGTCGACTTCGAGCACCGGCGCTGACTTGGCGTTCTTCCAAAAGCCCTCACCGCCTGCCCCGCTGACCTTTTCAAGTGTGATTAGGTCGTTGTAACCAGGCTCCAGCAGAGAACGACAATCCAGCGTGCCATCCCGCGACCAGACAATCACCCGATCAGGATGCAGCATGAACTGACGAGGCTGGCGAGTTTCTTCTCCTACGCTTGCCTCATTGAACTGGTACATCAGCGGCTGGCCGTAGGTCTCGGACATTTCGTCCGTATCCCACTGCGAGACTTGCAACTGGCCTTCCCATGCCGGGAGGACTTCGACCAGCCCCAAAAGACCGCCGGGTACCGTATCAACCGGCTCCGAGAACTTCTTGTTGTCCGCCAGACGAAGGATCAGACCGGAGTACGACCCAACCAATGACCGGCGATCAGTCTCAGCAATGCGTGACCAGATGCGCAGGTCTTCGAACCGTTGACGAATATCAGCTTCAAGCTTCGTCTCCTCGGTTCTCTTGCCCTCTGACCCGTCACGCTGCTTTTCCTGAAGGAATGGATTGTCCTGCCAGGTCTTCAGGATTGTCTTGTCAACACCAGCTGCGGCAATACCGTTTCGGCGGTACATGCCATACAGCATATCGAACGTCAGGTTATCGGGGTATCCGAAGTCGGCATAGTGGTTATGCTTTGCGGCGCTGAAGTAGCCCGGGAACATGACGTCGAGCCGACGCGCCGCGGCATTGGCCAAGGCTCGAATTGGGTTCATCGGTGCTTCTTTCTCAGGAACATCGCGACGTTCTTTTCGTCGCCAAGCATCAATTCAGTGATTGCCCATACAAGGGCGTCGGCACGGTCTGGCGATCCCTCACCCACGTAACCGGAGGCAGTGAAGTTGCACATCTGGTCCTCAAGATCGGGGAATATGCCCACGTGATGCACCTTGCCTTGTTCGTACAAGGCGCTGATTGGCTCGGCTCGAACGGCTTTGCCTCGACTGGCAACAACTTCCTTGAATGCAGCCTTCTTATCGGCGGTCGCCACCGTGAAGCGCACCATGTCGCCGCCGTAGTTCCGTTCACCGACAATCCGGTCAGCTTCGAAACGGTGATAAAGGTCGACTGCTCGCCTGCCCCATCCTTCCGGCGACAATTGGCAAGTGCCATCTTCAAGAATGTAAGCGTGACCGTCTACCCCACGGCCGGCGACAACGATGCCGATATCGTCGCCACCGTCATCACCACGCGTGCCTGATGGATCGACAGCGACCACGATACGAACAAGCTCTGGCGCCTGTTTCACTCGCAAGCTGTCTATACCTGGCATAATCTTGCCATCGGCAGCCGTGCGGTCATCCAGCGCCCACAAGGCGCCATTGACTTCACTTGCCCATTCGCCTGCTTCAAAACGTAACCGCTTTGCCGCCGACATCGAAGCCAGAACGTCGAAATACTCCGCCGGCAGATTATCGGCGTTATCGGACGGGTTTACCTTCATCTCCACGTAGTCGTCGGGATTAGGAAGCGCCTCTTTCGTGCCGGGCTTCATCTTCGACCGGAATAGCTGAAAGCTCCAATGCAGCTTTGACGGCGGATTACAGTCGAAATAGGCCTTAAGCGCCAGATACTGCCGCCCGGTGGCTTTCGCTATTTGAGCGGCGAGCTCACACTTTTGGGCCAGGCGGGACATAGCGGTTTCAACCGATGCCCAAGGAATCTGACTGCTTTCATTGAAATAGAGGGTTGCGTATTCCTGCCCGAGAATCTTCTCGACGCGCTCCTTGTCATCCAGACCCGCAATCCAGACCTGAGAACCGTTCGGCAACTCGACATAGAAGTCAGTTTTATCGAACCGCACTCGCAACGATGGGAAGCAAAGCTTCAGAACCTTCGGCAGTGTATCGGACCACACGGAAGTCTTGGCGTGATTGAACCGGAAACGGAAAATGACATGCCGAGAGCCTGGCGCATTGATTGCCCGCTGAATGATGGCTCGGACAAGCACGAAGGTCTTCCCCGACCGGGAGCCGCCGCGCAGCATGATATTGCGCGCAGGTCCAGCCAGTAGCCGGTTAGCCTGTCGTTGTTTCTCCGTCAGTTGGATTGCAGCCATGTCTCACAGTTCAGCGTCCTCTTGCGACACGGTCAGAGATATCTCACCTGAATGCTCGTGCTTCTCGATCATAAAGCCCAGCATCTTTGCCATATCGACAAGTGCGCCCTTCTTATCGTGAAGCTTAAACTTGATGCGACGCACATCTCGCGCATCTTCTCCCCGACCATCCTTGAAGTCCTCAACGGTGACCTCGGCCAGCGCTGCGGCTTGCTCGCGTGTCAGGTTTGAGAAATCCAGATACGGGTCGCCATCCGTTCCGGCACGCATGTAATCGAGCATGTTCGAAAAGCCGATCTTGGCCAATTCCTCGACGATGCGCTCTTTGGTGATTTCAAGCTTGGCAGCGGTCTTGTTCTGACCTTTTGCGATGGCTTCCTGTACCTTAACATTGGTTAACAGGCGCGAGCCTTGTTCAGTGGCCGTCTTCTCGCTGTACCCGGCCCTTATCGCTGCCTGTGTGGCGTTCAGGTCAATCAGGTATTCAGCGACAAACCGCTCTTGTTTCGGGGTGAGACTCACGGTTCAATCCTGTTCGGGCACATTGTTTGGCGGAGTTTGCTATGAGCGGGGCATTCATAAGAATTCCCGACCGAATGGGGACAGAATACATCCTCAATTTGGCGAGGCACTTAGACTACTATGCGAAAAGAGATTCGATTCGAATAGAGTTTGCAGACCCATGCTTTTTGTCGCCATTTGGGCTTCTTTTTATTAGCTCAAAATTAAAAGACATGCGTCGACAGAACCCTGAATTGGAGTTTGATGTTCGAAATCACGAGGGGCTCACATATGCTGGGCATATGGGGTTTTTCAGAATGTTCGGAGTAAAGTTTGGCCGAGAAATAGGCGAAGCCTTTGGTAACGAAAACTACTTACCCATCACCTGCCTATCTCGCACTGATCTCTACAAAGACCCTATTGATCGGTACACCGAACTAGGCGACCTCATCCAAAGAGAATCTGAGAAGATCTCTACGATTATCACTCGAAACAATCAATGCAACCGGCCACTCAGCGATGCGTTGGCATTTTCCATTCGTGAAGTTATGCGAAATGTCTTTGAACACAGTGAGGCAAACGAGGTTTATTACTGCGCTCAGTACTGGCCAAACAGCGGCAGAGTTGAGTTTGCATTAGTGGACTTCGGTATAGGCATTAGGCGTGGCCTTGGCGAAAACCCCAATTTCCGGTTTCCACGAGACAAGGATGCTATAGAGTACGCACTTCTGCCGAGCGTTTCTGGCAAAACGCATTTGCCCAGACGTTCAGAAAATTGGTTCAACTCTGGGTATGGACTGTATATGACCAATCGGCTCGCCAGAAACGGCGGCGGCAACTTTGTTGTTGCCAGTGGCAATACGGCTATCCAACTCTCGCGGAAAACCAAACATAATTTCACTACCGCATTCCCCGGCACAGCCCTCCGGTTCAATCTCAAATTAAGCGAACTAGACAATGTGCAGGCACAGTTGGATCGGTTTCGAAAAGAAGGGTTTGAGATAGCGAAGACAATCAAGGGCACTCAAAACCGACCGCCTTCTGCAATGTCTCTGCTTCTGAGGCGTGACTACACACAGTAGAGAGATCAGCTTTCCAGATATTCACACGGGCGTAATCCTTGCCATATCGGATGCCTCTGGGCGGTGGAGGGGCTAGCTCCTGCTGACGACCGCGAGCTAATTTTTTCTGCGCAAAGCTGTCGGCCTGTAGTTCGTGCCGGCCTTGCCCGCTTACGCCGCTGGTATAGCATACCGCCACGGAGCGGAGCGGCGGATTTCCTCAATCGCGAGCGTGGTCTTGTTCCAAGCGACCGGTTGTCTCAGTGAAATACCCACTCCGCTAGGAAAGCTCTTGAAACTGTAACTCTCACTGTGCTGAATAATCAGCGGGAGGCTTATCATGTTTGAAAACCAGACAATCGGGGTGACTTGCCCTAAATGTAGAAATCAGATCGAGCAGACTATCGCTTGGCTTAAAACGCACGACAAAATGACCTGTGCTGGGTGCGGTTCTGATTTCATCATCAATAGCGAAAAGCTCTTCACCGGAATTGAGAAGGCTGAGGAGGCTGTCTCGAAATTCAGGAAATCTATCCGAAGTATAGGAAAGCGGAGATAGCATTTCATGCAATCCATTCAGGTCAATGGATAGCTTCAAGGCACATAATGCCATCTGAACACTCCAAATGAAAAACCCCGCTCAATGGCGGGGCTGATTGTTGGTCGCATATTTAGACAGATGCGCTATCCTGATGAAAACAGGAGGGCAGCAATGTATCAGATCAAGGTTTTGGAACTTCTCGAAGACGGTACATCACGGCCACATGAGTTCACCGAAATGGAAACCGCTCAGGATTTCGTCAGACACGCAACCTTCGACTTGAAGGTCTGGATAGAAAAGTACGGCATCTTTG